CAAGCAAACGTCTGGTGTCGTTGAGCAGGTCGTCCTCGTCGTAGCCATAGCGCTTCGGGAACCCTTTTGTGCCAAGCCCGTGCAGGCCCGTAGCGCCTCTGTGATGCTCTGGGCATAAAGGGATGACGTCGTAGTGGCTGGAGCGCCTTCCAGCCCCTGTTCCAGCCCTTTTGTGATGCAGTTCGGCGGGCGTACCCTCGTACCCCTGCCGCCTGCATACCGCGCACCCCAGTTCAGCCACGCGGTTCATGTGCTTCTTTTCTTTCAGCGTGGTCATTGCTTGCCCCTTGAGAAGCCGCCACGATTCTTGAGGTCGTTGCAAATCTGGCATCGCCACTGCGGTGCGCCCCTGCTGTTCTTGCCCTGCACGTTTGCTGGGTTCAAGCGGCACACCTGACAAGTCTTCCTCATTGCAATCTCCCGCTCAATGCGGTCAAACTCGTCGTCTTCGTCAGTCTTCATTGTTATCCTCCACAGTGAATAAATTAAAAAAACAAGACCGAGTCCAGCAACCCAGTGCGTGTGCATCACCCACCCATCCAACAACACGAGGAACCAGCCAGTCGCGTGTATCACAGCCCCTTGGTTCACATCGTGGCCTTTCCTTCAGCCCGATTGTTTGCTTGTTCTGTGCGCCATATCTCTACGCGAAGTTCAGCCGCCGTGATGTCCCATTTCAGCTTTTCTTCAATCTCAACTGCCGCTTGCAAGCCCTTGAGCAACTCAACCATCTCTGGGTGAGCGTAGGCTTCGCGCTCCTGCGCACCGATGGCGGTCTCCATTGACCGCTTCATCAAGATGCCCTTCAGGCTTTTACGAAAATGCTCAATGTAAGTGCGCTCTGCTTTTGCCTTTGCAAACAGCGCGGCGTTTTTCAGGATGTAGTCCACAGCCTTGTGTGGGTCGCGCTCTTCATAACTCATAAACAGCCCTCCGTTTTTTGCGATTGCGCTTAATGACCATGCCAACAAAAATCACAACACCTATCCAAAACATGAACCCGGACATTGCCATAAACGTCCAAAAAAAATCACTGAACGAATCAAACATTTGTTTCCCCCTTTTGTAAAAAATCCTCTCGCACTTCAATCATGGCCTTTGCCTGCTCAAAAGCCTCGTAGGCAACATCAATCTTTGACCTAGCAACCTTAGAAGTTTTTTGCATCAAAGCCATCAACGCAAACATCGCATAAATGTCAATCAATTCTGGTTCGTTTTTCATTCCATCCCCTCTATGGTCACCTTGACCATGCCGCCGACCTCGTCTGCCCAATACACACGCAGGTCTTCAATCAAGGCATCGTCCTGCATGACGCCAGCGTGGGTCATGGAGTCAAGCAACGCTTTCAAAATGTTATCCAAGTCACGACGACGACGGTCTGGGCGATAGGCTTTTATCTCCACCTTGACTGCGTGGTCGATGTGCTTGGCGGCTCGTTGAATCAGCACTTGGTCAGCGACCGCCTTGCGGTACTCGCGCCCCTTTGCGCTGATGAGGACGCGACCGTTGAAGGTGCGCCAATAGGTGTTGACCGTTGGAGGCCAAGGTAGTGTGATTTCAATCATTGGCGTTGGCTCGGTATGCGATTGCGGATTGCCTCGCCAAGTTCTTCAATGTTGACGCACTCGTCAGCCAGCTTGGCGCACTCTTCACGCTCAATCAAAATTGCTTGCCTAGTTGTTTGAATCGCTACTGCCATGATTTCAGCTTTCGCCTCACTCAGTGCCTTGTTAAATTCGTCCTGCGTAAAAAACGCTTGTCCCTGCGAAAGCAAGTTCTTTTCAAAGTTCATTTCCATTCTCCTTCGTTACTTCGGTTGCCTTTAATCCATTGGTCTTTAACATCCGCCTCAAGGCGGGACTTGGGGTGAAGTTCGTTCCACCCCTTGTGACGCTTCCCAAGGTGGTCAACGTAACCGTTGAGCCAACGGTGTGCGCTATCGCGATTTTCAATACGCATCTTGATGACTTCCCGAACAAGACAACGATGACGATGCTCATCTGCTCCTTGACCCTCTTGCGTCTCATTCAAAACCGTCCTCCATTGTCAAAAGACATCGGCAAAGAATCGTGATGCTCAACAAACTGCTGGCTGTCCTTGTGATACCAAAGCGAATACCAATCCTCTGACTCACCGTTGCGTTGCTTCTCGCACATCAGGTAGGCGTCTGGAATCATTGGGTCAACCGTACCGTTCTGCGCCTCGTGTTCTTTTTTCTTGTTTCGCCACACCATCAAGACGTTGTCCACTTGGTCGCTGATAGAGCCTGAACCTTTGATGTCGTTTTTATTGGGCTTGATTTCTTCGCTCTGCAATTTGCGGATGTGGTGAATCAGGTGGACGTGGACGTTGTGGTCACGCGCCAGCGACGTCAACTCATCAACAAAAGACTTCTGCGCGTTGTAGTCATCCTCACCAGACACACACTTCATCAACGAGTCAATAAAGATGTGTTGCACACCCAACTCGACGGCGCTGTAGCGTGACACCGCAATGACCTGCTGTGCAGTCACTGTGCCTTGCTGGTCATACAGCCACAGGTTGGCGTGAGCAAATGCTCTCATGCGCGTGATAAGGTTTGTCAGGTATCTAGCCTTGTCTGTGTAGCGTGGGAAGTCAATGTTCTCACCAGCAAACTGGCGGAGCATACGAAACAGCGTGCGCTTGGGCTTCATCTCAAACGAAGCAATCATCACGCGCTGACCCTGCTTGATAAGGCCCATCGCAATCTGACCCGTCACCATCGACTTGCCACCGCCATTGCCACCAGCGTACAACGTCACCTCGCCTGCACGGAACTGGAACCCTGCATGGGTCTTTGTCCAAGGCATGGTCTGAGACACGTCAACCACAGGGCTGGCAATCTCGGCCTCAATCTCATCTAAGAACTCACCCGCGCCCTTGACCTTCTGGGCTACGTCATTTGCCTTGAGGTACTTCTCAAAGTCCACCTCGTCAGGGCGAACGATGCGGATACGACGAGCATCGTCAAGTTCCTGCGCTCTTTTGTGTACGTCAGACATTTGCATATTTCACCGCCTCCTCGATTCGCTGTTGTGATAATTTCATACGCTCTCTATCGCCATCGCTTAACTTCTTGCCTTGACTCATGTCGTAAGCGCAGATGGCAACCACCAACGCCTCAAACGAAATGATTCGCATCAAGTCGCTGGCAAAGAACGCAGGCTTCATGCTCTTCTTGCCTTCGACTGGATACTCGCGGCGCTTGTCGTCTGGTGGGAACAAGTCGGTCATGTCCATGCCCAAAGCCTGAACCACGCTCAACGTCTCGCAACCCGCAAAGCAATGAATTAGGATTCGACCGTCCTCGTTTTCGCGTATGGCAAGTGATGGCCCTTTGTCGTTGTGCGCAGGACAGCAAGCCGTCCAAGAACCGTTGCGACCTTTGACTTTGGTCAACATGCCCAACATACGCTCAACTGGTGTCATATCACCCTCCTGCCAATTGAAACCGAATCGGTTTCTGACTCATCTTCCCAACGCTTTTGGTTGATGAACGTAAGTGGGGAAGGCTCAAAGCCCGAAATCCACTGCTCAGAAGCCTTTAAACGGGCCACCACGGCGTTTATTTTGTCGGTTAAGGGGTCTAGTGCTTGACGCTCCCATTTTGCCTTACAGGCGTTTCTAGCGACCTTGCGTTTTGACGTAGGCCAGTTGTTCCAAAATTCATCAAATCGCGAAAAAGTCGGTGCAACCGACGAAATGGTATTTCTTTCTTTTTCTGTTTCTGTATCTGTTAGGGTTCGCTTTGGGTTTGGCTTCGGTTTCGATTCGGTTTTCTTCGGCCTGCCGCCTCGCTTTCCAAGCTGTCGATTATTTTCAACTTGCTTGTTGTAACGTGCAATTTCAGCATCGCAACGTATGTTGAAGTACCCTGTTTCGGTACGTTCAAAGAACTCACCCAAAACCGATTCGGTTATGTCCAAATCCAAGCGGATTTTTCTAGCAACCGATTCGGTATCGAATGGGATTTCTTTCTCGCTCATGTAGTACAGGTCGAGCAGGCGTCGGTACGCCAAGTCCTCTGCATCAGAGAGATGCACGGTGTGTGTGAGGTAGTCACCGATGTGAAATTTGTACCATATCATTTCGCTGTCTTTCCAAAAATGTCGGGCCGAAGTTCAGCCCTCTTCACTTTCCTGCCTGTAAGCGACTCAATGTCGCGTGCTAGTTCGGGACTAGGCAGTTGTCGTCCCGTACAAATCAATGAGAACCATGTCTTGCTAATGCCCAACTTTCGGGCCATTGCAATCATCGACCCCCTCGGTTTGTCCTGAAAATACTCTTGAAGTGTCATGTGGCTCCTTTGTTTGGTTAAGCGGATGTTACACCAAAAAAAATTGTTGTGCAATCTTGTGTTAAACATGATACAGTTCAGTCAGTTTAACTTGAAAGCGAACCATGCACAGCGAAGACGAAATGCACCAACTCATGTTGGAAAGAATGCAAATGCTTGAGGAGGCTCTGGAAAGGGCTGAGGCAAGCGTTGCTACCGAGGACGACTGGAACATCATCCGCAGTGAATGCGGGCTGTCCAAGCGTCCAATTGTGACCTTAGAAACTGTATCAATCAGGAGCGAATGATGGCTTTAATAGCGAAAGAAAGTGGCGGCGGCGGTGAATTTACCCCTGTCCCGCAAGGAATGCATCTTGCACGGTGCTACCGAGTCATTGACTTGGGAACTCAAGACTCAACCTACCTTGGCACGGTTAAAAAATTAGCCAAAGTAATGTTGCAATTTGAGGTGCATGGCGAAGACGACGCTGGCAAGGCGATTGTCACAGCCAAGGGCGAACCGATGTCCATCAGCAAGAACTTCACGCTCTCGCTTGCGGAGAAGGCAACCCTGCGCAAAGACCTTCAGACGTGGCGTGGGCGCGAGTTCACCGAAGACGAGTTGCGTGGCTTTGAACTCAAGAACGTGTTGGGTGCTTGGGCAATGGTCTCGGTCATCAAGGCTGCGGGAAGCAACGGCAAGGATTACACCAACATTGCCGCCATCATGTCTGTACCCCCCGCAATCAAGAAGGCGGGTATGCCACAAGGCCACAACGACTTGAAGCTGTTCTCCATCGACGAGCCTGACATGACTTTGTTTGACAGCTTCAGCAACGGCCTGAAGGAGAAAATTCAGAAGTCGCCAGAGTGGCAGGCACGAGGCGGAACAAGCGCTCCAGCGCCCGCTAAAGCCCCCTCCAGTGGCTTTGACGACATGGATGACGACATTCCTTTTTAGGAGGTTTTGACCATGTATCAAGAAGATTTTTGGAAAACGCTTGATGATGCAATTAAAGAGGTGGAGGCAGGTAAACCAAAAGGAATTATTTGCCCGTGTTGCAAACAGTATGCAAAAATTTATAACCGAAAATTGAATTCCGCGATGGCGTATTCATTGATTTTGGTTGCAAAGTATTTTAAATATAACCCAGAAAAAGAATGGGTTCATGTTGAACGCTATCTGTCAAAAAAAACACGGGCAACTGATTTTTATAAATTGCGGTTTTGGGGATTAATTGAAGAGGGCAAAGAAAACGGTTATTGGAAAGTGCTTCCAAAAGGACTTGAGTTTGCATCAAATCAAATTACTGTTCCTAAAAAAGTTTCACTTTACAACAACGAATTTTTAGATGAATCTGATGAACAAACAACAATCATTGACTCATTAGGCGAACATTTTGACTTTTATGAATTGATGAATGAACCACTCAATTAACCGAATTGACGAAAATAAAGTTTGAGGAAAACCATGACTATTACAACCCCAGCGGTACGCGCAAGCGAATCGAATCATTGGTACACCCGCGAGGGCGTGCCTCAGTACACTGTGCCATCTAAGAAGGACGGCTCACCCCGTAATACCACCCTTAGAGACGCACGCACCATGAACCTAGTGCCGTCGGTAACGACAGTGCTGAACGTAGCCGCCAAACCCGCGCTACTGGCGTGGCTCCAGCAACAGGTGTTGCTTGCCGCGCTTACCCTTCCCCGCCGCCCCGACGAACCTGAAA